GCCCGTAGATGACACCGTCAGCCGTGGCCGAAAGGCCGTAGCCGCTGGCCGCGCTGTCGGTCGTAGCCGTACCAGCAGAGCCGGTACCACCAGAAGCGAGCGTGGCAGCCGCGATGTCGATGGCGTCGTCGAGGTAGAAGTCCGCGTTGAGGAACTTCACGCCCTGACGAACCTGACCGGGGGCCTTGTCGCCCTCGACCTTGGTGACGCGCACCTGGTCGTCCAGGTCCTCGATGTAGTTGAGGTAGGACTGCTCGTCGCCGATCATCAGGTCGACATCGCCGAGCGTCTTGCCCTCGCGGGAAGCAGCGAAGTACGCCTTGCGCATCTGCGCACGACCGTCGACGGCGAAGGACGTGATGTCCTCGTACTGGTTGAACCAGCCATCGATAGCGTCCGACGTAGCGCCCTGACTGTTGAGGTCGTGGACCTTGTTCTGCTGGGCAGAACTCGGGCGGAACGAGAAGAAGCCGTCGCGAGCAGTGCCGTCCGGGTTGAACTTCACGTTGCCGTTGAAAGTACAGAACGAGCCGACGCCCGAGCCATTGCCCGTGCCCATCTGCTTGGCGATGCGCTCGTGGAAGTCGGCCAGGGCCAACTCCGGGTAGTGCTGGAGGATGCGGGCGAGGTCCATCTCGCCGTTGGCCTCAGCCAGGTCCTTGCCAGGAACGTCGAACGCGTAGATCAGTCGCGGAGCGACGACCTGACCGCGATGCGCGTTCTGCGAACGGCCACCGGCGATGATCTCGGAACCGGTGTTGACGTGCGTGACGGTACCAGGACCGCCAGTGACGACCGCGAACTCACGACGCGGACCCTTCAGGGCCGCGCGGTCCATGTTTCCGCCATCGAGTACCTTGTCGAGCAGCGGGTGCCACTTGACGAACAGCTCGGAGTACGCCGGCATCAACTCATCGAGAGCAGTCGCCAGAACGTCAGGAGAGATAGGCATTACCGCCCCCTCTTACGTGGGTTGAGTGCAAAGCGTGCAGCTTGCGAACGAAGGTCCTTGAACGAGGTGGCTTCCACCTTATCAGGCAGGGCCATCTGTTCGCTCGAACGCGCCTGGGAAGTAGCCCCGGACGTGATCGAAGCCCCGGGTCGCGGGGCTGAAGGGCTCTCCGCCCCTCCTGATAGGCGCAACGCGTATTCGTCAGGAACACCGTCCGCCTTGGCCTGCCGTGCTGCATTTAGCGCGGCAGCAGGGAGACGCGCCGCCGTGGCCGCTGTCTCCATTTCCCAGCCCTCGTCGAGAAGCGCGACGAACGTAGCAGCCAGGTTGTCGTCCTCGAACAGGTCGGCGTTCTCGGACTTGAACCACTTGGCGTACTGCTCGGCCTCGCGCTCAATCGTGGCCTCGACATTGGACTGGTAGTCCTTGTACGTCTTCTCCAACTCGCCGTACTTGGACTCCCACTCGGTCGTCGCCGTGCCCTGCGCCTCTTCAAGCTCTTTGATCTTAGCGGCGTACTCGGCGACGCGTGGGTCTTCCTTGCCCTCTAGGAGCGAGTTGTACAACTCCTTCAGGGACTTGGCATCGTCCACCATCGAAGCGGCCTTGTCGTCGGCCCACTTCTGATAGTACGTCTGCATCGGCGTGGCCCAGCCCCGGACTTGCTCCGGAAGGCTGTCGACCTCGCCCTTCCAGTCGTCCCATCCGAACTCGTCTGCGGATGGGAAAGCAGCAGGCTGCTCCGATGTCTCTTCACGAACTTCGGATTCAGATGCACTACCCTCGACAGGAGCAGCTGCTGCTTCCGGCGCTGCCTCGACAGGCGCCTCGGTTTCCTCGGACTCCATCAAGCCTCCTTTCCGTCAGCATTACGAGCAGCCGTAATGCGGAACACTGCGAGCTGGGCTCGGGGAGACTTGCCTTTCTCGAAGACAGACTTGGGCTTGCCGTCGTACTCTTCGCCCTCGTCGTCCTCGTCGTCCTCGTCTTCGTCGTAGTCCGTCTTCATGACCAAGTCGTACCCGTGCTCGTCCAGAAGTTCCCGCAGGTCTGCCTCGGAGGCAGGCGGGTCTTCCTTCAGGTCACGCAGTAGTTCGTTCATCATTGGCATAGACGGCTCTCTAGGACGTGTGTACTAGACGAAAACTTTGTTGTCAATCTCTCCCCGTTGCTTTGCCTTCTCTACCCGACGCTTCTCGTGCTGCTGAGCCAGGTCACGGTAGCCGCGTCGCTTGGCAGTACTTTCTGCCTTCTCTCGGACCGTATCTACGTGCTTTCGCCACGACGTAGAGTCGGCACTCATCATATCCCAGCCTGGGTTCTGCTTCTTGTACTCGCGAAGCTCGGACGCAGACTCGAACGTGCGCCCAATCTGGCCCACCTTGAGGGGCTTGGACGGCATCGGTCCCACCGTCATCACCGCCCCAATCCGGATGGTGATGGAACTGTGGCACTCGGGACAGACTGCGTTGTCGACCTTAGCCAGCGGGATGAACATGTCGGTGAAGTAGCCGCAGCCACCGTTGCAGCGGAAGTCATACAGAGGCATCAGACAAGTCCGTAGTCGCGAAGAGCCATCAGAGCCGTCTCCAGGTCGAGCGGCTGGAGAGGTACTGCCTGCTGGCGGCGGCGAAACGGGTTGTAGCCCGACGCTGCCTTGCGGCGGTTCATATAGCGCGGCATCAGTTCGAGGTTGGCCAGGTTGTTCGAGCCCCCGTTGGACAGGGCCTGCTTGTGGTCGACCTCGATGCCCGTCGGCAGTTCCATGCCCAGAGCTTTCTCCGCGTTCTTCCGTGCCTGGTTCCGCGCAGAGCGCAGAGCAATCTGCTCGGGCTTCCCGTGGAAGTCAGCGTACTCCTTCTTGTAGTTACGCGGCTTCCCGTTCTTCAGAGCTGGGGCCTTCTTTGTACGCCTCATTTCTTACTCCCTGGGAAGCCGGGACCACCCAGGGGCGTCGCTGGCTTCGGTAGCTCGATGCCAGGAGGAAGCCCTCCGGCTACGATGTTGTCCTCACGCATACGCGCCCCCACCGTTTCCTCCTCGGGGGGAGCGGGTGGGAGCGGACCAGCCGGCGCCTGCCCCTCTTCCGGGGGCGGTGCCTGTTGCTGCTGACCTGGGGGGGCTAGGATGTCCCGCATCCCGAGCAGGTCAAGCAGCTTGTTGATGAGCTTGGCCTTGTCCACCGCAGGGCTTTCGAGAAGCAGCGGCATGTACTGCTGGAGCTTCTGAAGCTGCACGAGTCGGTGGTTCTCGGTCGGGCTGTACGGGATGGCGATGTAGTCGAAGTCCAGAGGCTTCTCGGCGGGGTTGCGCCGAGGCCGCATGGCCAGCGTCTGTCGCGTCACCTGGAGCACTTCCTGGCTGTCCGTGAGCCGGATGGGCAGCACCGTGTTGGGAGGCAGGAACTCCTCGTAGAGCCCCACAATCTTCTGAGAGTTGTTGTCGACACAGTCTTCGATCATCTTGATGCGGCGACCGTTGCGGGTACGCGTGGCCGTGTCAGCCAGTGCCACCTCGGTAGCAACGTCAGCCACACCGACGACACCACGGCTGTACTGCGGGATGCCTAGGATGAACTCGATGCCCGTGTTGCAGCGGTCCCGCATCTCACGGAACTCGGGGCTGAAGCTCGGCACAGGCGTCTGGCCGATGATGTCACGCAGCGGTGCGTTGGCCTTGCCCTCGACGTTAATCATCGAGCCCGGTTGGTTGGCTTCCCGCAGCGCGCTCATCAGGGCTTCGGGGTTGTCGACCAGCGCGGTGTTCACCATCATCACAGGCGTCGAAGTGTGGGCGTGCCACAGTTCGAGCGTGTCAATCTCGTTGAGACGTTCCTGCGAGGAGGCGATGAGCTTGATGTCTGACAGCCCGCCGAGGTCCGTCATGTTCTCGTTGAACGTGACCAGCGAGAACGGGTTGCGGACGTAGCGGTAGGGCAACTCGCCCTCGAAGAGCGGGTCTTCGATGTCTTCGAGGACGTGGTAGTACTTGTCCGACTCGAAGTCGTAGACCTCGTAGACGGTCACCCACTTGTAGACCTCAAGGCTGGCCTCGTTCACCATCGCACGGTCGCGAACGTAGTCCTTGAGCCACGTCGGGTAGCCCCCGTAGTACGCCTTCTTTGCGACTGCCGGGTCGTACTGCGACGGGCGCCCATCGCTTTGGGGTTCCGAGCGTGCCTTGAACTCCTCTCTGGTGAGAACGGTCGTCTCCACCAGGTACCGGATGTCGTCAAACCTCTTCGCCGACATGTCGAAGAAGATGGCACGTGGGTCCACGTCGAAGATTTGCACGGACTCCCGCTTGAAGTCCCACACCGCCTTGGTGAAGCCCCGACCGCAGATGGACGCGTTGGTCGCCGTCTTCCACAGCGTAGCGTGCATGTTGTTCCGCTGGAAGCAATCATTGATGAGCGCTTCGCGGAACTGTGCGGCAGGCTGCAAGGGCTTCTGCCTAGCCATGACGGTGACCTGCGGGTTCTGCGGACAGACATTCGCGATCATCGTATCGATGTAGGCGTACGGGTAGTTGGTCTGGAAGTTAATGTCCTCCTCTTCCAGAATCTCCGTCGAGCCTGACGGACGGTCAGAGTCCGAGCCCCAGTACTCGGCGACGTACCACGACCGCCAGCGGTCCCAGTCGCGGCGCTCGATGCGAGACTTTGCGCGGTGGGTCTTGATGATGCCCTGGATTTGCTTCTGGGTCAGTCCCACAGCTACCGCCTACGTCGTGGATAACGTGCTCGCACACGCCGCTTGTTCGACTTGTTACCAGCTTTCCGATATTCCTGCAACTGCTCGTACGTCATGTCACGGAACAGCACGACATTGTCCAGTTCTGCTGGCTTCTGGTCCTGCTTGTATCTGCGCGGTGCAGCCCTCGCGACCACACAAGCCAGCTGTAGCGCAGACACCTTGTCCCAGTGATGTCGGTCACGCCGCTTGCCCTTGCTCGTTGCGTTGAGCAGTTCAGAGGATGCCGACCGCTCGGTCGACTTGTCTTCGCGGTAGGAGCCCAGCTGGCCTACCGTGTCCGCGTCGTTGAGCACCATGCAGTCCATCAGCGCATCCTGAAGGTAGGATAGCATCTGCGGGACAGACTTCGAGGTAGCAGCGATGCCAGGCTTGTACGCCTTCTCGTAGTAGAGGTTGGGGTAGTCCATCTCTTCGAGCAACGCGAGCGTGGCTACGCCGACGCCGTTGGACTCGACGCCGAGCAGGGCATTGTTGTACTTGCGGCCCACCTTGTTCAGGCGCTTGGCAAAGTCGACCGGGTCAGTGTTGTCACCGAAGCAGGCCACCTGGGTCCACTCGTTGTCGTAGACCTTGAAGACCTGGAACGCAGCGTGGTCCCGAGAAGCGTAGCCCGCAGGGTCAGCGCCGATGACGTAGACCGCTCCCGGCTCTGGCTGCTCGTACTCCATGTACGGCGCCTTCCACTCACACAGCGCCGACTCCTCGTGCTTCTTCAGCACGTCAGGCCGGAAGACGCAGCCCGCTGTTGCCACCCAGCACGACACGTCGTCGAACGGGTAGTACACCTTGAACAGGTCAGGGTTGCGGCGAATCTCGTCGTCTGTCTCCATCATCAGACGGCGGAACGACAGGTGCTGCTTCTTCAGCCCGAGGTGGCCGTAGCGTTCGAGCAGCTTGGTTTCTTCGAGAGTCAGCGCGCTGTTCTTCGGCCACGCACGCATGTTGAGCTTGCCGTCCCAGAACGGGAAGAACGCGTACACCCAGCGACCATGTCCCCGCTTGGCGTTGCGGCACTGGTCCTTCCACCAGTCCGCCGAGGGCATGGACATCGGCGCGGGGGTGGACTCCAGCAGGATGTGGGCGTGGTCCCGGTTAATCATGGACGGGTAAATCATCGAGAACTGCCCACCGGCATCCCGCCAGTACGGCAACTCGGAGCCGTGGAAGTTGTCCGGCGACTGGCCGATGCCGACAGCCCCTGTCTCGCCGGACAGGACACGCATCTTCCCGCCATGCTGAAACGACAGCTGCCGGACTTCTCGGTTGGGTACGGTCGGTGCCCGCACAACCCCAGGCCAGTTCTGGTGCACCATGTGCACGCGGCGGTGCAGGTACTCGGCCCGGTCCTTGTTGTCTGCGATACAGACGTGGTCATAGCCCGGGGTGTAGGCGGCCTTTACGTAGCCACACAGCTCGCCAGTCAGTGACTTCCCGCCTTGCCGATAGCCCAGCAGGTTGAGCCACTTCGCCTGCCCCGCGTCTGTCCGAGGCGGGTCGGCGTAGTACGACACCACGGTTGCTTGCAGCTTGTCCGTGATGGCGAACGGGTCGTACTTGATTTCCTGCCCTGTCTTCTGGTCGATGATGCGCCCGTACGCAGCCAGGCTGATTGCCGGGTCGCGCAGCGCGTCCAGAGCTTCGGCAGGAATGGCGCTCACGAAGACATGTCCTTCGCAATAGCTCTACGCGCTGCGTTCTTTACCAGTTCGCGCAGGTCAGTTGACTGACGCGCGTGCAGCTTAGCAGAGCCTGCAAGTTGCTCCGACTGCTTCGCGTGCTTCTTCGAGGCGCCTGCTAGTTCTTTGCTGATCTTGTCGAGCTTCTGCTTCATGACTTCGCCTCGTCGTGGCCGTAGAAGTAGTAGGGGCTGTTGCCGTACGACCGGTCGATGTCCTCGGAGCACAAGGGCTCCTTGAACACCTTGATGCGCGGCGGCTTGTCCTTCGGGTACGGGACGATGAAGTCCGCGTTGTGCCAGCGCAGCAGGTTGTTCGGCTGGACGCAGTAGTTCCCGTCATCGAGGATGATGAAGTGGAAGCACTTGCTGTCCTGGTCGTTCGAGTACCCGACGTTCAACTCGTTGAGGTCGCCCTCATAGTCGTCGATGGTCGTCAGGTACTGACCGCTGCGCCACTGCCGGTCACGGCAGAACACGTCGACCCGCTTGTTCTGCAGGAACGCAAACGTCGTGACTGCGATGTTGTTGGACTGGCAGTCCCAGCTCTCCAGCAGCTGAAGCCGGCGCGTCTCGTCCTTCGACAGCACGTCGAAGTCTTCGCAGTGCACGAACGCACTGATGGGCATGTTCCAGAACACGGCCCCGATGCGAGACTGGAAGTGAAAGTGAAGCGGACGGTTGAGCATCGACTTCACGCCAAAGATGTAGCCCTCCATCAGCCCCTCAAGTCCGGTGTACTCGGGCCGGATGAAGCACTGGATGTAGGGCATGTTGGCGTTGAGCTGGCTCACTTCTGCTTCTTCTTCTCGGCTTCCTTCTCCAGCGCCATTCGCGCAGCTGCCAGCCTCTTTTCCTTGCGGCTCATCTTCTTGTTCTTCTTGTCGAACATGGTAGCTCCTACCACTTCACTCGGTTGGCCCAGTACGCCGCAGACAGCTTGCCCTTAGCGATGTTCTTTCGATGGCGTGCCTTGAAGGACGCCCGCTTCTTTCGCATCTTGTCGCCTTCGCCCTTCTTGGGCTTACCGGCTGTCTTCGCGCCCTGCTCTCCGAAGCGGATGAGCTTGACCGTGTTGCCTTCCTTGGCCAGCACGATGTGGGACTTCTTCGGGTGGTCAGGCGTCCGCTTGGGCTTGTTGACGCCCGAGAGCCCGTGCTTCTTCTTCAGCGACGCGATGCGAGCGGCAACGCGGGATCGTGCTCCAGCGGACATGGCTACCTCTTCTTCCCTTTGTGAAGCCCGTGTTTGGCGTGCTGTACGCCCTTCTTCCGTGCGGCCCGCTTCACTGCTGTGGCGCGGGCGTACTTCTTGTCGGGCATACTGCGGATGGCTGCCTCGGGGGCGTAAGCCTCACCAGTCGCATCAGGCCCCTGCGTCGATGGCTTTCCAGACTTGGTCCGCCACTTCTGCTTGGTCCACTTGATGAGAGAGCGCTGGGGCTTCTTCTTCGCCATCAGTCCTTGTACCCCCCGCCTGCCCTCTTGTAGGCACTGGCAAGCATCTGGGCCTTCCGCGCAGACCACTGGCCAGGGGCTCCCCCCTTGCCAGCGGCCTTGATGCGGTTGAAGAGCCGCTTGCGCATACCCGGCTTGGTGTAGTTCCCCGCCTTGTTCACCTGCGACTTCTTCTCAGCCATGACTACATCCCCGGCATCGGAGCGCCGCCCATGCCGCCGCCCATGTCACCGCCCATCGGAGCAGGCGGTGCTCCGCCCATGTCGGCGCCCATGTCGTCGGCGGGGCCTTCACCGCCCTCCTTCTCGGCGAGGATGCGGTCGATCTCGGAGCGAACAGCCTTGAGGGCCGGGACAGGAAGCTGACCGAGAGCTTCCTTGACCTGCGGCGGAACTTCGCCTTCGCCGGCAGCCTCCATGCCTTCGTCAGGCTTCTCGTCAGCATCGCCTTCCGGCATCTCGTCCTTGGGCTCGTCCTTCTCTTCGTCCTTGCCCTTGCCCTTGTTCATCGCCTTGTCGACGGCATTCTTGCGCATCTTCTCAATCATCGGGTTCTTAGCCATTCTGCACCTCAAGACGCTCTGCTGTGGCGCCAGTAGGAAGTTCCTCTGCGTCGAAGTAATCCCCGCGCAGCTGTTGTGTGTTGCGCTTCACCTGCACGAGTGCCGTGATGACATCCGTGAAGGTGTTGTCGGGAGTACCATCGAGAGAGTTCTTTGCCGAGATGACAGAGAAGTTCAACTCGTGCCACTGCCGAAGCTCAACGGCTACGACGGGGGTGATGCGGCCCTCGATGAGGGCAGCCATGATTTCGCAGTTGAAGCGAATCATGTCGTCGTAGTCATTGATGGGGTTAGCCCTGATGAACTGGGCGACAGCCTGGCGCTTGTCCTTCGGGACCAGCATCAGCCACTGGGCGTAGTCAGACCCAGGAGTCCCTGCGTTGCGGGCTGCGGGAGCGTTCTTCTTCTTACGGGCCATCGTATCCCTCGGTCAGGTGCGTATCTCGCAGATGTGTGAGTAGGCGAGGTTTCTTCACGGTGTTGAAGATGAGGTGGCCCATGATCTTCCCACTCTGCACCCAGGGTGCCAGGTCCTGACGACCGAACACAAAGGGCGACTGCACCAACCGAGGCTTTGCTTTCCGCTCGCCCCCGATGAGGTTGTACCACGAAGCAGGAAGAGGTGACTGGCCGAAGTCCGTTGCCGTCGCCCACACTAGGAACGACGGACGCTCGTGCACCATGAACGTGATGAAGTACCTCATGCGCTCGTAGAAGATGTCTACAGCCACATCGAGGTGCTTTGCGAGCTTGTCCAAGTCAAGCCCGTAGCAGTACGCCATCGTTACGGCGTAGCCGTCGAGCACATCCTTCTGGGCGGGCGGGATGTGGTGGTGCATGTGGATTGAACCTACCTCGCGAGGCGAGGGCACCATCTTCCACCGGAAGGCAGACAGTAGCTCTGGGGGCCACGTCTTCGGAGACACGAACATCTTCTCCTGCCTGATCCACTCCTGCACAAATTGATCTCGCTGCAGGACAATGTCCAGCGCACGGAACACGTGCCCCTTGGTCGCGTTGGGCTGCTTGAGGTTCTTGGGCCGCCAGCGCAGGAGCGTCTGGTACGTCTTCCGCGCCGTACAGCCCCGGATGGGCTTCTGCACAATCAGCGACACGACAGCATTGATGGCCTTGGGTCCAGGTTGAGGTGGCATCAGTGCGCCCTGTTCTCGGACGCAACCAGCGTCTGGGTTGCCGTGATGCGCATACCAATGCCCACCCAGCACCG